AAAAAAGATGCGATTTCCCTTGTGCCGTGTCCATAAGCGGTTATGGTCATCCGTAGCAGAGGGAATCATCCCCGAGCGAAACCAAAAACCAAATGAAAAACTACCGCATCACCTACTTCTCGGGCAAGTCTCGCACGATTCTGGCCTCCAACTACACCGAGGCCGTGATCCTCGCTCATCGCACGCGCAGCTCGCAGATCGCCGACATTGAGGAGATCACCGCCTAACCATCAACCCACACCACCACCATGAAAACCTACCGAATCACAGGACAAGACGCCATCCGCCTCGCCGAGCGCGACGCCCTCACACTTCAGAAGTTCGCCGACCCGATTGACGGGGCGCGGACAGTCACGCCCTCAGAGGCGCGGGATATTGCCCGCGAAGATGAAGGGCTCATCTACGTGGAGGTTCAGCCGACCGGCTGGACCAGCGACGAGACCGGCTACAACGTGTGCGACTACTTCGATCACAACGGCACCTACAACGGACCCGATGACGACGGGGTGGAGCCAACATGGGCCGACGTGTGCGAGGTATCCACGGACGTTTCCGCCGCGCAAGACTCGATCATCCTCCGCAAGCGCGGATTCCTCCCGATTGCGAATCACCGCGCCGACCGCCACGATGACAGCCTCACGCTTTGGACCAACTTCCGCACCGGAGAGCGGGCGATCTCCACGAACGGCGATCCCGTGTTCGGTGGGCAGGCGGGATACCAGCACACGCTGGAAACCTGTTTCCCTGATGTTGCTGCGTATTCCAGCGACGACACAAGAGCAGCATTCATCATCGGATTCCGCGAGGGCGCCGACATCCTCACCAACGCCCACGCGGAAGCGCACTGGGCCGGTTTCTCCAACCAGCTTACGGACGCCGACCGCAGTGAAATCGAAGCGGGCGGGCGCGAGACTGGCGTGGAGCAGGGGCGCGAATACCTGCGCCTGTTCCCCGAGACCGCGATCAAGGACGACGAATACCATTCCTCGGAGGACAATGAATAAGGCCGCGCAGCAACTCGGGCGAATGGCAGCCGGGAAGCCGAAAAGCTTCTCGCCCGCGGAAATCGCGAAGCGCACCGCGAGGATCCAGAAATACAACGCCGAGCGCAAAAAGAAGAAGGGAGCAGCCAATGAGCCGACACGCTGACACATTCTTCCGCAGGGAGCCGGTATATCGGGCGATGGCCGACATGCCGGAATTGACGCACTGGCGAGACCGCTCGAAGGATTGGACACCGGAGCAGTCGGACGTGATCCCTTGGATCGTCGGGCTCAATCTCGGCGCGGACATGGCCGAGGCTCAGAAAATCATGGCCGAGGGCAAGACCAAGGGCGTGATCGAGTTTTTGCCGGAGCGAAAAATCTGGCGCGGCACCGAGGACACGCGGCGCCTCGATGAGATTTGCGGACACGTTGAGAAGCAGAAGAAGAAGAAGCCACGGAAGAAGCGAGAGCGCGCGGCGAAGCCCGCGCAGCGCAGCACGGCACCGGCTCTCCCTCTTGGCCCGAGGGTCCGATGCAACGACCGCATGGCCGCGGCGCTCGCCGTGTTCCATCGGTGGAAGGCTGCGAGCAAGGTGCCAGCGTGGACGTTTCACGATCTGGCTCGCTCGTTCGTGATCCACTCAGGGGGCGGGAAACCGGACACCATGCGGCGCTACATCCGAGCCCTGACCGCAGCCGGATGGCTCGTCAAGGACGCGAACGGAATGCTCTCAGCGTCACCAGCGTCACCAGCGTCACCGTAGCCAGCCACACCAATCAAGCCCGGCCAGCCACTCCAGCTCGCCGGGCTTTTTGCTGCCTGTTTTCAATGGTTAAGGTGTGTTAGAAGGGATGATTCGGGATGAATTTAGGGACGAATCATAAACCGTCCCGGCGGGGTGCAACACGGCGGGATGGTTCGAGGGATGTTTTGTTGTGTTAACCCTCGTAAGAGGTTAACAACAACCATCCCTCGACACATCCAGCCAGTTGCGGCGACTGTTTTGGGGGCTCTCGGAAAACTCAAAAACCAAACCGTCCCGAAATCCGTCCCTTCGATTCGAGGGGAAAAGCAGGCACGGAAAACCTGCACGCCGAAAAGCAGGGGAGGGGCAAGCTGGGGATCGGAAATCAAAAGACCGCGCACGCCTTCGCTCGCTTTGCCGCCGCCCTGCCGCGTTCGATATTCCACCAAGGGCCGGACAGCGGACGACTCAACAGAAGGGCACCACGGGGCTTGTAGAGCGTCGGATTTTTGGCGAATTGGCCGAAATTGGGCGTTTTGGGGCTTTTTGCGGGTTCGGGACGACTCGCCGACCATTTTGTTGAAGCCAACAAAATGATGCCGAGCCGATGGCGGGGCGAGGCAAGTGCTGGAAAAGCAGCACTTCCGGCGGACGCATCATCGCATCGCGTTGGATGAAGTGCTAAAAATTCAGCAGTTGAACCGTGATCGCAAAATCGAAAACTCCACACGGAGGCCGACCCTGCGCGCGAGGATGGGCGTGCGGCCGGCGGAAGGCGCCAGGTCGGGGCGTGGTCACGCGTGGTCACACGAAATCTCGAGCTTGACCGCGGCCTCGATGCTCGTCCAACATGCCAGCCGAGCCGGAGCCGGCGCTCGACCGAATCGCGATCTGAATCCTGTAATTACCATAACGAAACGACAGCCGGAACTTATGGCAATTAGAGCGAATGCCGTAAGTGCCTCAGAAACAGCGACTTAGCAAAAGCGATAACGTCCTACAATAGCCAGAAAGTAAAATTGGAACCGGAAACCGAAAATCACCGAGCGCCGACCGCGACCTCGACCGCCGAGCTGCACATCACCCGCTCGACCCGATTCCCGCTGCGACCTCGGCATCCGGTGAGCATGTTCACGTTGGCGGCGGCGACCTCGGCCCACGGTGCCAGCCGGGGCGGATGGGCAGACGTTCCATGCCGCCCGCTCCCGCCCACGAGCGAACTCCTGTTTAGTTAACTGCCCCTCTCCCACTCGCAAAAATCTCCCGTGTCGAAGCCCCCTTTTCCTCCGAAACATGAACGCGAAATTCCCTCATCTTTTTCGCCCAAAAATTTCCAGAAAAACGGCCCGTGTCGAAGGCCCAACAGGGGGAGCCGAATTTTTCGCCAGAAAAACAGCTTGACGGAAGCCGTTAATTCGCGAACAACCGAGCCATGCCCGAGCCAAAGCCTGAGCCCCAGACCGTGAGAGTGCCGCTGATTGCGGACCACGTTCAGCGTGCGCGCGAGTGGCGTGTGAAGGGCGGAAAATCGCACTCGAAGGCGCACATGTCTGAGATGGGGAAGAAGGGGTGGGAAGCGAGGAAGAAGAAGATGCACGCCGGGGTTCCGTTCAACCAGATTTGGAGGATGCGGAAATGCTTTCAGGGGACTCCGAAGGGACTGGACAAGGGGACGCTGCCGGTAGTGCCGCCGTCGCCGACGAACCCTGAGATCAAGTGTCCGACGGAGCGGTGCAACTACTCGATGATTGCGAGCGACCGTGTGGCGAGGGTGATGCACGAGTATCGGGCGTTTCGGTTTGAGTGCCCGCGGTGCGGGAAGAAGGCGATTGTGCGCCGCGGGAAAAAAAGCACGTTCGGGGCGTTTTTTACATGCCGAGTGGAGGCGGTGAAGGAATGAAGGCGCTCATCGAGTATTTTTGGAACGCGACGATTCTTGAGTTCGTGTTCGGCGTGGTGGTGGCGGCGATCGTGGTGGCGATCGTGGTGGCGATCGTGGTGGAGATTGTGGCTGACAAAAAACCCGGATCACGCAAATGACCGACCAACCCACACCCGAAACAGACGCCAAGCTCGCCGACGACCCGCACCCGCCGAACGACTCACCTGACTACGTCCGCGCGCTGGAAATCCACATCCACCTACTCCGCGCAGAACTGGCAGACGAGCGCGCGAAAAAGTCGGACGCGCTGATCGCGGCTGTGGACGACTTGGAGCGACTCACTGCCGAGCGGGACGCAGTCATCAGCCTTGGACGGCACGCCCTTTTTTGTGTCCACCACACGGACGCCGAGCGTATCGCAAACACCGTTGGCGGGAATTGCCCGATCTGCAATAAGGCGCAGATTCAGCAACTCCGCGCCGAGCGGGACAGCCTCTCGGAAGCACTTCAACGCAACTGCGTGCAATACGTGCAGAAACAGCAGGCACTTATCGCCGAGCGGGACGACGCAATCGCGCTTGCGAAGAACTACGCGGAGCGGATGAAGCGGAGCGACGCGGAACTCGCCGAGGCCCGCGCCTTGTTGGGCCTTTTGGCAGACATTCGCGCAGCCGTTGGCGACCCGACCGGAAAGTTGATGCAGGATGAACTTGTGGAGCGATGCCGGAAACTACGCGCCGACAATGAACTGCTTCGCGCCGCAAAGGAGGGTGCATGAGCGGACGCCCGCGAACGAGGCAGCGCGAGGGGGATGAGTATGCGAACGTGGAGCCGCCGCCGGATCTGCCGCAGCAGTCGTGGATTGACGACATGGTGCAGAAAACGCGGGAACCGGAGCCGATGGAAGCGCCGGCGTTGGAGCCGGGGGAGGTGGACGAGGAGGTGGAATTGCATCCGGTGATGGAGCCGAAAGAGCCGAAGAACAAGCAGGCGGCGTTGCTGCGCCGGCTGCCGCCGGACATCATGAAGTATCTCGGGGCGTTGAGGGCGTGCCCGGCGCCGGCGATGGCGCGAAAGGCCGCCGGCCTCACTGGCGTCCAGATTGCGTATTGGCGTCGGGTGCCTGGGTTCTCGGATTTGGAGCGTGAGGCGACGAGCGACGCGAAGGACACGCTGCTCGCCTCGGCCTACAACCGCGCAGTGCATGGGGTGGTGAAGCCGGTGTTTCAGCTTGGGAACCTGGTGGGCTACGAGCGGGAGTATTCGGACAAGCTGATGGAGGTGCTGCTGAAGGGGATGCGTGAGGAGTTCAAGCCCGAGCCGCCGAAAGAGGCCGGGACCACGACGAACATCGTCATCACGGACCCGGCGGCGATTGCGGACGTGGTGCGCCGGCTGAGTCCGACGAGCCAGCCGAAGCAGGCGCAGGCGATCGAGATTGAAGCGCCGAAGCCGGTTCCGCCGCAGCCACCGCCGGGGAGCGAGTTTTGACCATGGTAACGTCTTTCAAATTTCAGCGGCGCAAGAATAGAGCGCGGAGAGAATCCGCGACAACGGAGGGATTCGTTCACTGAACACTCGCGCCGCTGAACCTTTCAAAATCCGAATCATGAACCGACTCCAACCGATCGAAACAGAGGGCCAGAACCACGATGAAGCGCGGAAGCTGGGGCGATTCGTCGCCTCGGTCGAAGCCATCAACTCGAGCGTGGAGGATGCGCGTGCGGTGATGAGCGGGATCGTCGTGCTCGAAGCTGTGACGCGCGACGGCATCATTCATTACGTGGCGCTGTGCGAACAGTTCGCCGCGTTGGAGAAAGGCGATGGCATCCCTGAGTATCGTGCGCTCATCGCGAAGGACGAGGGCAAGATCGTGTCTGTGCGGTGGGAGATGGTCGAAGCGCCGAGCACGCGCCGGCTGAACTGGGACAACTGACGCGCGCATGACCGGACTCAAAATCGCGCAGCGCATGATTCGACTTCTGCCCGGAGTCACCGCCGGGGTCGGAACGTGTGACTGGTACGAGCCGCGCATCCGGCATGTGCATCTGAGTCCGCGCACGGCGCACGGCGAGGACATGCGCGCCCTTGCGTGCGCCGCGCACGAGGCCGCGCACGCTGTCCAGCACGTCCGGCTTCACCGGAGCAGCTTTCGTGTGTGGCAGTCGTGGCCGGTGCAGTCGCCGCTTGTCCCGCTCGGGCTTTTTTCCGCGACGTTCGCGGCGGTGGCGATGAAGTGGCATCCGTGGCCGGTGGCGATCTTCGCGGCGTGCGTGGCACTGGGGCGCGTGGCCTCGGTGATGCTCGTGGAGTGGGAAGCGAGCACGATCGCGCTCGGCTGGCTGAAGCTCCACGGCTTCGAGCATCCCGACTCCGCGCACTATCTCCGCCGGCTGTGGCGCTCCTATCTCTGGATTTCCATTGGACTCTGAGCCATGACCCGCGAACTCATCAGCGGCAAGCTATCCATCGGCGACCGGGCCGCGTGCGATGCGCCGCGCCTGCATTCCGCCGGGAAATCCGCGTGCATCATCCACGGATGCAAAACGTGCCACCAGGCAAAGGCCGGAAAGCTCTCCCCCACGGACAAGCGGTATCTCAGTTTCGTGGAGCAGGGCGATCTTTACCTGAACCTGATCGACGCGAGCACGGCATATTTCCAGTCGCAATCCTTTGCGGCGTTCCTGCGATTCGCGCGCGATAACTGGCTCGACGACCGCCCAATCACGATTCATTGCGACCAAGGCCGGAGCCGCGCGCCGATGCTGGCCGTGCTCTTTCTGGCGAAAGTGCTCGAGATCATCCCGAACACGAGTCTCGACGACGCGATGGATGCGTTTGAGGCGCAGCACGGGAAGCTGGAGCCGAGCGAGGGCATCGAGACCTACCTGCGGAAAAACTGGCACGGCATCGAGTCCATGCCGGTGAACTATCGCGGGCCGAACCGCCGCAGCCAGCAATACCGCCCGCCGGACACAAGCCAGATCACGAACGACGAGGCCGTTGCGCTCATTCAGGGCAGCCCGATCGTCCACTTCGCGACGATGGTGGAGATTGAGGACAAGGATCACAACATGGTGACGCCGGTTCCGAACATCCTCCAGATGCGGATCAACGAGGCGTACGAGTGGTGCATCGAGAACGGAATCGCACCCAGGTTACAGGCGCTCAAGCCGCGGCAAAAGGGATCCAGCACGTTCTTCGGCGAGCTTTTCTATCACCATGCGCGCCGCTTCCACACCGACGGGCTGATCATCGGGGACGAAAGCAGCCGCGTGATGAAGGTGTGGCAGATTTTCACGGAGTACAGCATCCGCGACAAGTTTCCGTGGGACTCGAAGTTCGCCTACGACACGAAGAAGGCGAGCTTCACCTACGCCGACGGCACGAAGGGGCTGTGGGAGTATGACACCGCCAACGACCCGAAAGCCGGCATCTCGGGCACGCGCCAAGCGATCTGGTACACCGAGGCCGCGCGCTACCCGAAGTCTGGATCGCGGACGGACGTGAAGGTGATCACTGCATCGCTGGCGTCGCTGTCGAAGGGGCCGCGTTCACTGGCCGCGATGGAGTCCACGGCGGAAGGCGCGAACGGCTTCTTCTACAACAACTGGCAGGGGGCGGTCACGTTGGAGGACATGAAGGCCGGGAAGTTCGGCAACGGCTGGATCAAGATTTTCGCCGCGTGGTTCGAGTTCGCCGACGGCGTGCTGCCGCGTGCGCCGCACTACGAGGAGCATTTCCACACGACATACACCTACCGGGAGAAGCGCGGGCGCCAGCTTTACGGGTGGACCGCGGAACAAATCGCGTGGAGGCGGTACACGATCGCGAGCGAGTGCGACGGGGATGAATCGATCTTCGATCAAGATTATCCGGAGAACGATCGGGACTGCATAGGCGGCGACGTTCGCATTGGAACGAGTGACGGGTTGATTCCGATCCGCGATGTCCGAATTGGAGCGCACTGCGACCACGGTATCATTGTTGCCAAGGAATCCAAAGGCGTGAGGACGACGTTCGAGGTGACGACCAAACTTGGATACAGGGTTACATGCACGGCAGACCACCGACTCGCGATGCCGAATGGCGATTTCGTCATGGCGCACAAGTCACTCGGACAGACCATCGCGCTACAACCTCCGATCTTCTCAGAGACGATTTATGAGGCAACTTGGGATGGATTTGCGGGAACGAAGGTATCGCTTACGATCACTGAGAAATGGGGGAGATTGCTGGGTTACTTCATGGGCGATGGATCGTTTCACGGCGACTGCATTTCATTCTGTTGCTGCGATGAGGACATGGATGTTGGCGAGGATATTGCGTCACTCGTGAATGAACTGATGGGCGAATCGTCCACCCGGCAATTCAAACACGCCAACGCGCACGAAGTCAGACTAAGCCGGAACAAGTTGAGCGAACTGCTCACCGGGCTTGGAGTTATCGACACGTACGTTGACCATCGGGGTGTTCAGTCATACCGGCGAAGAATCACGGTGCCGGAGTGCATCTGGAGAAGCCAGAAGGTCGTTGTGCGCGAGTTCCTGCGAGGACTTTTCGAGAGTGACGGATGGGTTTCCAAGACCGGACGCAATGTGAAGTTCTTCGCGAAAGACCCGGAGTTTTGCCAGCAGGTTCAGCTGCTCCTTCTCGGGTTTGGCATCCACTCGAACATCAACCACGTCATCAAAAAGACAAACGGCAAGGAGTATCCGGGATGCGAACTCGCGCTTTGGGTGAACGACGCGATCCGATTCATGGAGGTCATCGGGTTCGTGTCAGCCAGAAAGCAATCCCGCCGCGCGACAAGCCGCTACTGCGGGCGCGGACGGAAGCCGGTTGAGATCGGGATGTCTGATACCGTCGTCGGCGTTGAGTATGCCGGTGAATCTGACGTGTGGGACATTCAAATTGCAGGAACCGCCCCCGTGTTCGGTGCGTCCGGCATCCTCGTTCACAACTGCTTCCTCCAGTCAGGCCGCCCGCGCTTCGACGACGACGGCGTGACGAGGCTGGAAATCATGGCCGAGCGCGAGCACGACCTTGCCGAGCGCGGAATCCTCACCGGGAGCGAGGCGAACGTGATTTTCGTGCCGCAGAAGGAGGACGCATGGCTTTGGCTGAAGGAAAAACCGATCCGCGGGTGCGCTTACATCATGGCGATCGATCCGTGCATGGGCACGCAAAGCAATGGCGCGAAAAATCCCGATGCGCACAGTGTCGTGGTGCTGCGTCAGCCTTACATGGACGAGAAAAACACGCTGCATCCGGTCGCGTTGGTGGCGGTCATTGACGTGATGCCGAGCGGGTGCAGATGGGATGACGCAATCCTCGCGGAGAGAGCTGCGATGCTCGCCAACTATTTCGGGGGAATCTTAGTGGTGCCTGAAACCGGAAACGGGCTCGGCGTGCTCGTGAAACTGCGCGACTTCGGCGCGAACATTTACCAGCGCATGAAGCCGGATTCTTTTTTGCCAGGGAAGCTCCTGCCCACAGCAGGCTGGGATACAAATTCTCAGACACGCGATCTGGTTGTCGGTGCGATTGCGGACGCGATCCGGGAGGGGCAGTTTGAATGCGCCTACAAGCCCGCGGTGGCAGAGATGCGGACGTTCATCATCACAGATCGCGGGCGTGCGGAGGCCGCGCCGAGCAAGCACGACGATCACGTGATGGCGCTCGGGATCGCGCTCTACAACCTCAATCTCGCGGGTGTGTACCGACCGCTCCCGCCCAAGTCACTGTTTGGAAACGATCGGAAAAGGTCGTCAATGTTTTCTTGACCGAACCGGGCGCGGTTGATATTTCCACCGCACTCTCACGAAGCGTTGACGCGCTTACACTCTTGGCGGCATTGGCCGAACCGTTCCGCGCGTCAACGCGGACGGAGGCTTTTTCAAAATGAAAATTCAACTTCAACAATTTCAAGGCGGGGCGCGGCTCGGCAAGGCGAGTCACACACGAGATCGACGGGCGGAAACAGTCGAACAATTTCACGGCATGGCGGGGCAGGGCGCGGCCCGGCTCGGCTCGGCAAGGCGCGGCTCGGCGAGGCAACCACGAGCGCACCGGGCGGGAACAGGTGCAAGATTTCACTGCAGGGCCGGGCCATGCGCGGCAAGGCGCGGCCAGGCGTGGCGGGGCGAGGCAAGTCACACACGAGAGCGCGGGCGGTCAACAGCGCAACAATTTCACGGCTCGGCATGGCTGGGCGTGGCGGGGCAGGGCGAGGCGTGGCTCGGCGAGGCTCGGCGCGGCAACCACGAGACACGCGGGCGGTAACAGCGTGACACTTTTATGAGCGGACACGTTTATTTCTTCCACAATGGCAGGCATTGCAAGATCGGCTACACCACGCCCGATTTGAAGCGTCGCCTATGGGCCGCTCATGTGTGGAGTCCGCACGCGCTGAATATCGTCGGCACGATATTCTCAGAATTTCCCGACCAACTCGAAAAAGCGATACACCTACAACTGGCACATCGCAGACTCGTGAAACCAAGCGGGAACGGCGAATGGTTCGACCTGACCCTCGACGAAACAACCAAGGTCATCACAGAAAACCAAAATGGAAAACTCAGACAGTATCATCACAGCAAAGCTCACGGGCATCCGGCCCATCATGTTCGACCGCTACGGCGGGGACAACAAGACCAAGCTGGAGGACTTGGACAAGATGTATTGCGACGAGCATGGGACGTGTGGAATCCCCGTGCTCAACGTGTTCAGCCTGCTGTCAGCGGAAAACACGCCCTCGGTTGCGAAGCGTTTCTACGGCAAGCAGGGCCGGGACGTGGCGCAAGGCATTAAGTCGTTCTGCAACATCGAGGCAGTCGGCGGGGACGACTCGCTGTTTTCGCCGCTTCTGGACGAGGACGGAAAGCCCTACAAGAGCAATGATCCGCGCATCAAGATCATGAACCACGTCGCGCGTCTCGCGAAGGGCATTCCGAATCCGAAAACGCGCCCGATGATTCCTACCGGGTGGAGCGTTTCGTTTCGCTTCGAGCTTCAACCGAACGAGCTTTTGAACGAGGCGACGCTGCGGAAGATGATCACGCAGGGCGGCATCCTCGGACTCGGCACGTTCCGCCCCATCTTCGGGCGATACAAGGCGGATTGGATTTAACACGGCATGGCGCGGCCATGCGTGGCAGGGCGCGGCGTGGCCGGGCGTGGCGCGGCCAGGCAGGGCAAGGAAAGGCAAACGCAAGGGCGGCACTGGAAACGGTGCCGCCCTCAGTTTTCACCTTGACACGACCGATCCGATGCAGGACGCGCGGAGTATGCCACCTCCATACTACCCAGGCCGACGTGATCTTGAACAGGAGGCTGAAGACAAGCGCCTCAAGCACATCTCGGAGCGCGAGGCGTTGGACAAAGCCGCGGTAAGCACGCGCGCCGATCTTCTCAAGCACATGGGAAGAATCAGGCCGGGGCAGATAGCTCCGCCGGCATGGGAGACCTACAGGAACTCGCCCGGTGTGAGCGGGAAAAGCGCGATGACCGACTACATTCTTCGCTACAACGCGGAGAATCCGCGGCGGCCATTCCAGCCGGAAGTGTACACGCCGCAGGCAAGGCCCGCCGCTCCCGCAGTTGCTCCCGCCGCCGCGCCGAGCCGCGTGATGGCGAATGCGCCCGCGGTCGGGGTGCAGGCATCCGCAAGCAACCCGCAGGTGCGAACGGGGGCACCGGTAGATTTTCCGCAACAGATCAAAGATCCGAGGACCGATCTGTTCGGGCAGACAACGAACGCCATCCGTAACTCGGTTCTCAACGTTCCGAAGGCTGGAGCATCCTCGCTCGATGCCATCCCCGTCCAGCAGTCCGCATCGGGCGCGCAGCAACCCGGCCCGACCAGCACCACGCCGAGGCCGCCCGGCATTCGCGATGACGGGGAGGTTGCGATCCAGAAGTTTCTCCGCAACGAAATCGCCAACATGAATCCCGACAACCGCCCCGGCGCGAAAGTCGGATGGGCGGACGACGGGCGCAACGGGCAGAAGCTCGTCTCGGTTCCGAGCGGTGAGCGCAGCGGGATGGCTCACTTGGATGCGCTCGGGGAGTTCCAGCGGAAGCAGCAACAGGACAGGGCCGACGCCTACGCGGGCACATTGCAGCGCGGGCAGCAACCGTCAGCCGCAGGCTTCGCGGCATGGAGCAAGGCGAACCCGGTGAATTACGACATGCAGGCCAGGGCAGCGCAGGCGCACGCCGACGCAGCCACGGCACCGCGCGCGGTGACATCGAGGGCACCTGTGGATTACACTGGGGGTGCGCCGGCATTCGCACGGTTGGGAGATCCGATCTCCGAGCGTTCCGGCATCTATGACAACGGGAAGCAAGTCAGCGGCCCGCGTCATGCACTCGACCCGGCAACCGGAATGAGGGCGTCAGCCACGCCGACCACAGACGCGGCGAATCTCGCGGGCGCGAAAACCGTCGTATCACCGACGAATAACGCCGCCGCGCCGCTCTCAACGCTCGATGCGGCGAAGGCAGTTGCAAAGGAAAACGCCGACGAAGAACAGCGCAAGCAAGCAGCGATCACCGCGGAGCAGGATGCTTCAAACAAGGGAGCATCGAACGCGGCGCAGGCGAAGGCATTGACTCCGCCCGGAAGCATCCAGCGACCAAAGGGCGAACTCGACGGCATTCCGCTGGAGCCGCTTCCGAACGCAAATCCAGACGGATCGATGCCGAAGGCAAGCGAGGAGACAATCCGCGCCATGACGCCGCAGGGTCTTGGACAGAACGTGAACGACGATTCCAACAGCCCTTACCGGCTACTCGCCGCAGCCGGATCGAATCCAGCCGCACCGATGCCGAGCACCAGCGCGGTGCAGACGCAGGGAACCGGACTATCGGACGACGACATCAAGCGGCGGAAATCCGGCGCATATCCGTTTGGTGGATTGGTTGCTTAATTTCACACACACATGGGATTCGACGCATACGAACAGCTCGCAGTTGATCCGGGGGCGGTGGGCGATGTCGCCCGATCCATTCTCGAAACACCATCACAGCCCGGCGAAAGCTACGCCGACACGCAGTATCGCAGCGCGCAGCAGGCCGGAGCCACCGCGCGCATCCAAGCCATCAAGGGCAAGCAGTGGGCCGCCCGCGGCGTGCCGTCGTATCAGGACATGCAGGGCAACACGAAGCCCGTCGTGGACGACACCGGATCGCCACTGAACAAGCTCGATCCGAAGCACAACATCGCCTACGACTCCACCGGCTCGCCGAAGAAGATCGATTTCGACGTGGCCGGCGGTTCGCCCGTGCTGAAAGATCCGTTTGAGGGGCTGGAAACCACCACCGACCCGAAGACGGGGCACCAATACCAGATCGCGCCCGGTCTCCCGTGGCGATGGGTGGGAACGGACGCGCAGACCGCGCAGAAGGCGGAATTTGCGCGGCAGGACGCAGACCTTTCCAAAGCCAGCGCCGCGCTCGGCCGCAAACTCACGCTCACCGAATACGACGAGAAATTCCACCGCGACGCCATCAAGGACGTGCGCTCGCAGTTGAAGCAACTCAGCGTCGCCGACACGGACCCCGTGACCGGCGATCCGCTCGACTACGACGGTCTCGTGGCCGGCATCAACAGCCAGTTCGACGGGCAGAAAAACGACAAGGAATGGGCCGGAAACCAGAAGGAATACTTCGGGATGGGCGGCTACAAGCCCGAGGCGCTGAAAGCGCAGGCCGATCTCGAGCTTCAGCGCACCGCCGCACTCCGCGCCGCGGCGAAGGGACACGCGCACGCACAGACGCTCGACGGAATCCGGCAGAAGGCGGAAGCCGTGCGCGCGCAGCGGATGATGATCGAGCAGACGAAGCTCGACCACGAAACCGCGCTCCTGAAAGCGCAGGGGATCGATATTTCTCAGCCGCCCATGCCGCAACTCGACGCCCCAGGTGCGGTACAGCCCGAGGCGCAGGCCGCGAAGGAACCGGACGCGGTGGCGGCGGATTCGCTCACCAAGGTCCAACAGACGCCGCTCGGGTTCTTCGATAAACTCAGGGACGTGAAGGACAACCCGGCGCAACTCGTTCCGTTCGTCGGTGCAGGGAAAGAGCTTTACGATGTCGGCAAGGTCGCACTGGCGGCGCATCGAGTGAAGAAGGCTGCAGACGACGGGCAGGAGCCGTCGCAGGATGACATTCTGGCAGTGAAGACGTACGTGGACCACGCGAACCGGGACACGACATTCGGATACAAGGTTGCGGCGATCGTCTCCGCGCTTCCCGCCTTTGCTGGCGAGCTATTCCTGACCGGCGGAACCTACACCGCCGCCGAAAAAGGCGCGCTGAAGGTCGCGCAGAAGGCGCTCGATCACTTCGGATCAAAGGCGGGCGCGGAGCTTCTGGAAAAACTCGCCGCGCGTTCGCTCGCCAAGGCGGAAGGCAAGATCGTGGAAGGAGTGATCAGCAAAACCGCCGCAGAGAAGGCGCTGGAACTCACGGCGCGGGCCGGCGGAGTGCTGGCAGGCGGTGCGGCGCAGACGATTCCCGCATCCGCGTTACGGATCGCCGGAGACACGGTGCAGCGCATGATGCCGCAATTCAAGTTCAGCGAAAACGAGAAGGGGGAGCTTGGCGCGGTGGTGGCCCAGGAAGGCGACGATCTTGGGCCGGCGCTCGCGAAATCCTTCGGCAATCAGTTCACGGAAGTTTTCAGCGAGCACAGCGGCGGCGCACTGGCGTTCATCCCTGTTCCCGAGAAGCTGAAGCTGCTCAAGGGCGCGATCATGCGCAGGTGGTTCGGCATCAACGCGGACGCCACCGCCGGCACCTTCACCAAGATACTGAACAAAGCCGGATGGCATGGCGTGCTCGGCGAAATGTTCGAGGAGCGAGTCGGCGACGTGGCGAAGTCCGCGATGGGATTGCAGGACTGGAAGGACGCGGTTCCGACGCTGGATCAGTTGCTTCTGGAGGCGGTTTCCTTCTCCGTGCCCGGCGCTGCGATCAACGTGGGCCGCTCCATCATCAACCGAAAGGACGGCGCACAGCCGCCGGACGCCGAGGGAGATCCCGCGCAGGTGCCGCCGCCGGACGCGGGCACGCCGCCAGCCTCGCCGACGCCTTACACCCCGCGCCCCGGCGAGCAAGATCCGATGGGCGCGCCGCCGATGGAGGGCCAGCCGATCGAAAGCGAGATGGCACCGGCGCAAGGTCTGAACGCGCCCGAGTTCCAACCGCTCGAAGGCCAGCCGATTGACGAATCTCCGCCCGCGACCCCCAAGACTCCAAAGGAAGGCGGGCCGATGCCGGAGTCTATCCCGTTCATCGAGGAGGAACTGGCGAAGCGCGGATGGAACCCGGACGAAATCGCCCGGATGACGCCCGATGAGCGGCTGCAAGAGGCAGGGAACCGCCCGACGATCGAGCAGGATAGGCCGACACGCGACGCCGTTCCGACAACGGATGTCACTGAACTGGAGAACCTGGCCGACGAGGTGGATGCCGAATATCTTGGCAGGACACAGAACGGGATGGACGCCTTTCAAGATCGCGCCACCGGAGACAAATTTGAGATCAAGGTCGGCAGAGTGAACCACGACAGGCTCGCCGCGTCGCAGCGCGAGCGCGCGAAAGCCCGCGGTTCCGCGCCGGCACCGGCGGAGTCGCCGCAGCAGTTCGGCACCCCGATGTCCGCCGCGCTGGACAAGGCGGCAGGGATCAAGGTTCAACGGCAGTCGCAGGCCGTCGCCACCGCACGCCACTCGCGCATCACCGCGGTCGCCACGCAGAACGGAGTCCGCTACACCGGCACGAAACCGAACGGGCGCGAAGGATTCGTCACCGCCGGCGGCACGCACTTCTCTGTGAAGGCAGAGGATGCGGTGAAGCCAGCGAATGTCCGCAATGCCGCGAAGTCGGCGGCAAGCACCGAGCCCGTCACGCCGCCCGTGCAGGCCAAGCCAACCGCGCCGCCCGTCACGCCGCCCGCGAAACCCGCAGCGCCCGAACCCGAGGAGACGCCCGAGAAGAAGCGCCAGAACGCACTCGCCGCCGAAGTTCAGCGCCAGTTGCGCGAGGTTCACGGCGACACGCTGAAGGCGCTTGGAAAGCAGACGCGCGCCGTCGTCGCCCCGAACACGATGACGGGCAGGAGCGGACTCATCACGAAGGACGGAATCATCCACATTGATCCGGTCGCGCTCGACAAGGCGCTTTCCGTTTTCGACACACAGAAGGAGAAGGACGCCTTTCTGGAGCGCGCACTCAACGAGGAGGTGAAGCACGCGCAGACCGTGGCGTTCGCAGCATCGAGCCAGCAGAACCGCGGCCGCATCATCGCGCTCAACAAGACCGAGAAGGAAATCGCCGATGGACTCAAGGCGCAGCGGAGCGACTGGGATCGCTTGAGCGATGAGGAACGCGGTCACGAGATTTTCCGCGTGCTGTTGCAGGCCCATGAGAACCCGAGCAACCCGCAGCCGACGACCGAGAGCACATGGCAGTTGATCGGAAAGTTCGTCGAATGGCTCAAGGCGCACGTCGGGAATCTGTCCGCCTCATCGAAGAAACTCCTGAGCGATCTGGAATCGTGGATGGCGAAGCGCAAGCAGGACGTGGCGGAACAGCCCGAGTCGCCGCCGAAGCAATCCGCGTTCAACGATGCCGCGAAAGAGGCGTTCGATGGACTTTTTGCGGAAGCGCCCACGAAGGAGCAGCAGGGCAATAATTTTGCAAAGTGGAGAGAGGAA